GCTAGCCTTCTCGCCTTTCAACAGTTCTAGGCAATGGCTGATATACGTGGACAACACGGGCACATGCTTGCAGTCTTGGACCATGCCAAGCAGTACCCCTTTGAACCACGTACTGGGTTTGTCTTGTCGGGAGACGGAAAACCCAATCTTGGCAAGAGTCCTGCCGACCTTCGGTCCCCAAACACGTCCATCACTGGAGTGCCAGAAACGCCCGGAGCAAAACTCCACCAAGTCAGCATCTCTTAAGGCCTTGGTTTGTGCGACGAACCCCAAACGCGCCAACAGCGCGATGAACTCGTCGGCGGCCACAGCTTGCTTCAAAGCTACGACCGAATCGTCACCAAGAACAATAACACGGTAATCGGTTATGCCCAACTGCTCAAGGGCCCAAACTAAAGCGCCAGCATTCAACATAGAGTTTCCTGGTGACGTATTTGGGTCGCCGGAGCACCTGGTGCCAGGGACCGCGTACCTGTGTCCGTGAGAGGTTCGCCCCCTCACGTAGAGTTGCTGAGTCAAGACTAACTTGGCCCACTTACCAACCCCCATCCTGTCGTAAACCGCCTGCTCAACGGTCAGTGCCTCAACAGATATTGACGCGTCGTACCTAGAGTAGTCAGTCTCGAGGAAATGGGTGAAGCCTTGGTTTTCAACAGAGGTCATCCATTGACCCAAGTCTTCAGCGTTCATACCAGAAGCGTATGTTACGCAGTTGTTCATGTTCCAAGTGCGGGCTAGGTGCTTGCCAAAGGCAAACATCCAGGGTCCCAAGAGGACGTTGGCTAAATCACCTACGCCCTGAATGACTCTGGGGTCGAAATCTTCTACCCCTACGGGAGAGGATTTCAACAATTTCTCACGTTTGATAAAAGTCTTGCGGACACACTCCGCTTTAACCTTACCAACGTCTGGACAAGTTTCAAACTCGTCGAGTGCCTTCTTCTGTGCCTTTTGCCGGGCAACAGGGAAGCGTGAGTTCCAGATGTCAAACTTGGATGACCGAACGATGACACTGGGCAAGATACGCTCGAGCACCAGTGACACCTCAGCCCACAACCCACCATCGGGCTCGCCCTTTGTGTTTAACGCACGGTGGATGACAGCACGTTCCTCGTTGTTTGGAGTGTCGCTAGACACAACGGGGATGCACTCTGCCAAACCCAACCCACAAAGTTGGGCTCCTTTCTCCCTGATTTTCTTCCAGGCATAAGAGTATCTAAACCAGGCTCCTTGTTTCGGTCCAAGGGTAGCTGGTCGAGACTCGTAGCCCGGGAGGGTTACAGAGGGGATTGGACCACCGCGGACCAATGAACCGTGGTCCCTAATCTGAACCGCGGCCATTGAATCTACGATGCTAGGACCGGACCTGTTGTCAACTGTAGCTACACTGGCAGCTGCAATCAATCCTGATACGCCTACTAAGGCCACCTTGTGGTGATTAACCACGGTGCCAATAGCGACGAACAACAGTTTTGGTTGTGCTGCCAAAGCCACAGTCGCGACCAGGAACAGCCCTAGAAACGTACGCCTCGTCACTCCCCCCAAGTTGAACTTGAGGGCTGCCGAGTGGGCTTCACCATGGGAGTGCACTACAGTTTGAACATTGTCAAGGCAAGAAATTTCCTTGTCGATGTCTGCAATGAACCCCAAAGCGGAAGCCAGCAACACGACATCCGGCTTGTCCCC